CTACGGAGAAAACCAGAAGGAGGGCGGTGCGCCAGTGTGGGCTTGGACGTAGTCGCTTGCCGCCGCGAATACGTCGCTGACTTGGTCGTTCATGTTGCGGGCGCTGATGCCTGGTTGTACCAAGCAAATGCGGAAGTCAAATCTCTTTCGTTCGGCGGCGCGCATGATGCGTTCGAGCTTGGGCGTCGATCCGGTGATGAATTTCGAGTTCCCTGACGTGCGCGAAACCAACTTTTGAGAAAGCACCGCGGGCTGGCGTCCGTAGTGCAGGCACTTCACGATCTGGCCAGCAATCTCGTATGCGTCGTCGACTCGGCAACCTGCCTTAGGCGAACCTGACGCCTTACAATGAGCCAAACGACAAGTCACCACATCATCGACTTCGCTGATCGCGACATAGTCAGCAACTTCGCCCGACCTGTGGTCGTAAATCAATACGTCGGCTTTCATCGCCTTGAATTCTTGTTCGGTGAAGTCGTGAACGGAAAGCCGATTTCCCGTCTTCGGCCCAAACTCCTTCGTGATGTCGACGTCCGTTTCAAACCTACTTTGGACTTGGATCAGTTTTCGATCGAGTCGGATCGTGCTCTGGCGTTTGAAGAAGCGATTGCCCACCACCTGCGAGAAATCAGCCAAGAACACAGTTGGATTCTCAACCTGGAAATATCGAGCCAATGTGCCTTCACCCATGGAGCTTTCCATCCGACAAACTGGTCCCAAGATCTGGGTGCAAGTTGCGGAGTGATTAAGGTCAAACCCGAACGTCGCGATGATGCTCGCATCCTCGACAAGATTCAATTCGTACGCATGCTCGCCGGTTGAGTCCGAAGTGACCTCCAGATCAAACTCGGTCAGGTCGCGTTCGGAAGGATCGTTCCCGATCCGTATCGTTCGCATGTTCGTGAAGACGTCCATCGGCCACGTTGCAGCAACGACTGGCTTCGGAAGGTCCGTAATCGTTTTCCCGGTAGTGAGCTGATCAATCCGCGACCCAGTAACAACCGGGCGTGCATCTTCGATTTCCTTTGCCAACCGTTCACACCACTGGATGAACTCCGGAATCAACGCATACCGATTGCTCCATGCTTTCGACGACGCCGTCACCCCGAGCGTCTCTTTCTGTGAACCGTTTTCGCGTGACTCACCACCGCCGAACAAGTGTCCGCGAAACCGCGACGAAATATCGGTTTGATTGACATTTCGATCCGCTGACGAACCGGTCATGGTTCGATAGCTCTCGTCTTGCGAACCCGGTGCTCCGTTGCGAAGTCCGACATTGTAAAACTTCGGACGTTGAATCATCCGCCATGCGCGGCTCGCCATGTCGTGATCCAATGGAACTGCGACAACCTCTTCGTCGTACATACTCTCAATGATGCGGTCATACACCTCGTTGGAATGCTCAACCGAATTGATGAATAGCAGCCCGGACTTCTGATGGTAGTGAACGAGGTAGAACAGATTCTTACGGTCGACCAACGCTTCGACTTCCAGCCACTTCGGCTTCGTCTGCCGCTGATAGACAACGATGCGCGAGTTCAAGACTTGCGATGTCGAGTCAAGAAGGAGTTCGCAATCTCGTGGCACCATCGGAGCTGCGTCGAAATCAGGCGGCTCGTTCACTTTCAGGATTTTAGTATGAAAGTACGGCCGAATCGCATCAACGGTCAGGTCAACTTCCTCGAGCGACTTTCGTTGATCATCTTCAAACGAAGCCAAGCCTTCGCGAATCGCCTGTTCTTGCTCGATCCGAGCATCCGAAAGGTTGGCGACCAGCTCTTCCCAACTGGCACCGAACTGGTAGAGCAATTGCACTTCATCATTGATTTCTTGCGGAACAGCGAAAAACTTTGCCTTTCCAATGCCATCGGCGTTCGTGCGCGCGAAGCGGCCGATGAACTGAAGCGTGACGGCGAGTGACTTGTGTGGCGAGTGTAGCGCAGCAAGTTTAAGCCGGGGGAAATCGACACCTTCCGCGAACATATCGACGCAGACGATGCCGTCGAGATCGCCGGCGTTGAGGTGCTTGATCACCCGTTGAACATGCGATAGAGAATGGTCGCCTGTGACCAATTGCAAGCGCAGCTTGGTCTCGTCGGAATAGAGCTTGGCGAGTTCTTTTCCTCGAGCCTTGCTATCGGTGCGGACCATGACACGATGATCGAGGCCGGCTTTTCGATCAGATAGAAAAGCGTCTTCAATGCTCTTTGCGATGGCGATGTCCGCGCTCTGGCCTTCCGTAGGGTTGCACGGCACGAACTGCACCTCGCCGTAGGTGCCGTCGTCGATGGCTTGCTTTAGGCTGTAGTTGTAGACAATGCGGCCGGGCAGTCGTTTGCGATCCCGCCGAAATGGCGTCGCTGTGAATAGCGCCTTCCTCGCGTTAGGAAAAGCGTTCATCAATGCTGCGTAGGAGGTGGCTGGCGTGTGATGGGCTTCATCAACTAGCACCAAGTCAAAAAGTTGTTCAGGCGGTTGAGCAATCTCTTTGATCGACGGCGATGCACTCATCGGAGTCGTGACTACAACGTCAGACTTTTTCAGGATACTCCAGTCAGCCAGCGTTCGCAGGTGCCCGTCCACGACATGGACACTTGGGCATCCGAGACTGTTGGGCAGAATTCCAAGCGATTTCAGCAATCCAAGTTCGCGAAATCCGTCTGCGATCTGCTCCCGCACGAGCTTAGATGGAGTGATCACGAGCGTGCGTCGTGCTTGCCAAAGGTAGGGAGTTAGCTGCAAAACCGCAGTCTTCCCTGTGCCGGTTGGCAGCACTATGACTGCTTCGTCATTCGCATTGGTTGCGTGCGATATCAGGGCGGCGGACGCACCAAGTTGGGAATTCCGAAACCCGTCGTAATCGGCAGGCAGAAGATCAACCTTCCGTGCATTTTTCTGAAAGTAACTCGGCATTCCGTTCGAGTCCAATATCCTAAATTGATGAGTTCACCACAGCGGACGGTGATTTGCTTGCATTGTATGCGTTGGTGGAAAAGTTGTCTAAGTCTTCATGGTTTTGGTCTCAGGAAGTGCTTCCAAAACGGTTGTATTTTGCTCGACGGTGACCAGACGTGTCACGAGCGTCGGCTTCAATGATCCGGACTAGCGAATTTGCTAGCAAAATCGTGAGTTGGGGGATTGTCCGGGATTGTGGACAAGGGATAAGATGATTGCAGTGTTTAGTTCACGCTACACATCGAGGATCGGGGGCTCGTGTTTTTGCCGGTTTCCGGAGGAGAAAGTGGTTGATGGAGATTGCCATGCTTTGGATGCAGTGGATTTCGGGCGAACGTTCGGCGGGGAGGCCTGCGCGATGACAAAGACTCGTGGTGCGAAGTCGTTTGGCGCGGTGCTGCGCGAGAAACGAATGGCGAAGAAGATCACGCTGCGCAAGTTTGCGGAGATGATCGGCGTGTCGGCAACCTATCTGTCGCAGGTCGAACAGGATCACTTTGCGCCGCCGACGGCGGATCGTGTCACGAAGATCGCCGAGTTGCTGGGCGAAGATCCCGACGAATGGATTCGTCTGGCCGATCGCGTGCCAGATGACGTGGATGTCATGGTCCGGCAACACCCCAAGGACATGCCCGAGCTGATGCGGTTGGCGACTGGGCTTTCACCCAAACAATTTGAAGTCATCAAAGAACAAATTCGCAAAATGAAAAAGCGGGGGAAGTGACGATGGTCGTTGATTTGTTGGCACAGGGAATCGAAGTGCCGCCGCTGTCGTCTCGCCAGATCGCTACCGAGGCCGACGTGGTGCTGGCGGAGTACGCAAAGCGACTTGGGCCAATCACGAAACCGCCAATCGAAATCGAAGACGTCACGACATCGGTACTGCCGCTGACGTTCGGGTTCTCGGATCTCCAGAGCCAGCTTGGCGGTCGCGTTCACGGTGCGATCTGGTTCTCGCGGCAACACATTCTTATCGACGACGCACTGAATCCTGATCGCTTCCCTGATCTTCTCGGTCGATACCACTTCACGCTTGCCCATGAAATCGCACACTGGCAGTTGCACCGGTTCTTGTTCTTGGACGAAGACGGACATGCGGTGCTGTATGGTGATGGTGAAATGCCAGATGTGATTTGCCGTAAGGATCACGCTCGTCCGTTGATCGAACGACAAGCCGATGAATTCGCCGGCTGTTTACTGATGCCCGAATGGTTACTGAGGCCGGCGTGGCGAAGTCTGACGGGCGGCGATGAGCCCATTTGTGATCGCCAACTTCAAGAGCTTGTACCGGCGGTCGAGCCGATACGTTTCTTGATCGACGCCGACGGAATCGAAGTCGAGCCGGATCCGATCCGTTTGATGCGTGAAGTGTTCTGCGAATCGTTGGCGGACCAATTCGCCGTTTCGGACGAGGCGATGCGTATTCAATTGGAGACATTGGGTTTGTTCACGGTGTAGGCGGCTTCAAGGGTTTGTTCATGCTTCCGTTCCGGAGGCACTGATTTTGCTCCAAATGTTTAGTGTGTAGTGTACGGTACGTTTTCGGAAAGGGGAAAGAGACGATGTCAACTGGGTTTAATCCGCGGAATGTTCTGCGGCAGACCTCCAACGGGTTGCTGGAGGAAATGTTCTGCACACTGAAAATTCCAATGGGCGTGAATTGGTCCGAGGCAATCGAAACGGACGTGGAGCCAATTTTTCAGGCGTATCAATCGCTGGAAGAGCCGACCAGACAGAAAATCGAATTGCTGCTGCGTGACTTGCATTCGATGGTGACCGAGTCGGGACAACGTTCGATCTTTCAACAAGCGATCCAGGTTGGCGAGGAGGATTTCCTTGCGGAACTGGAACGATATGAGAGCCGATACGATGTCGCGATGCTGACCTATTTGGCGAAGCCGGATGTCTGGCAAGTGGCGACACGCTTCGCGGCAGCCGACCGTGTGATCGGTGGTCGTTCGTCCCAGCGGCGGATCAACCTTCCATCGGCAAAACCGCGAACTTCAACCCAGCACATGAAGTCGTTCTCCGGTGCCTTGTCAGCGTTCTATTCGGCTCATCAGGGTCGCGGCCGGCAATGTGTGGCCGAGTACTTGCTGCGCTGCGAGAACCTGCATTATGTCTTCGCGAGTCTGGACGACTATCGCAAAACGTTCATGAAGCTCATCGACGGCGGCAACGGGTTCAAGCGAGTTTGCGAAACCCATGTGTTTGAAAACGTGTTCGCCTACGACGAAGCGAACCACGTTCTTGACGTCTACGCGCTCGGCGGAAAACCAACGATTGGTCCGCTGCAAAAGATCTTCGCTCGCGAGTTCTTGGGGATCGAATTACCGCCGGAAGACCCCAATGCCGAGCCATTCACGTTGGGAGTGTTATTGAATCCAAAGTTCCGGTTTCCGACCGATCCCGAGGACGCCGTTCGCTCGGTCGTGATCGCAGCGGCTCGTGTATTGATTCTCGGATCGAAAGAGAAGTTGCACTTCAATCCGAACGTCGACTTCGGACCAACCAGTTTTCAGCGAATGATCGAGCGATACATCCGGCAAGACAATTTGCCGCGGTCGATCATGCATATCGAACGCGTCGATTTGCGATTCCTGATGGAAAACGGTCACGAGTTCAGTTTATCAATCACGCGGCCCAACCGTAGCACCATCAAATCGTTGGCGACGCAAGATCGTCTGTTGGCTGAAAAGTATCTACGTCAGTGGGGGATCGACCTTGCGAGCGATTGTGACGCTGTTTCGGTTGCTTGACCGAGGCGATGAACCGCTGGTGGATTGCGACACGCTTCGATTGCTGGGCGGTTGTGATCCAGACGAACTGGTTCAAGCCCGCGTGTTGGTGCCGGCTGAGCCCACGATGAGGCTGCACGCAACTTGCGGACATTGCAGTGTCCACGATGTGGTTCGTGTTCCGCGATCGACTGGCATCGAGTTTTACGAAGTGTGCCCCTTCGACGGAGCTGACTTAGTTGAGAAGGAGCGATTGCTGCAATGGGCGGTCGACGGGCGGGCGATCGCGGAATTGTTGGCCTCGGCGATGCCGGATGGCGGTTCGGCCGAAACGTTGTTGCCGGGTGTGGCGTGGCGAATTGGCGAGGTGCAAGTTGGTGGTGAGTCGTTTCCCATTGTTTTGACGACGACTCGATCCGCACCAGGGCTGGCAGATCGAAGCGGTGCGTCGCGAATGATTCTGATTGGCGACCAGCTTCCCGGCGAGGGTTTCGCGGGAAGGCTGAGTATCACTGAGGCTTTTGCTATTTCCTCAGAAGGGATTAAATCGCGACCGGATCGTTTCTCACAGGTCTTGCCATTATCGAGCGCGCCGCTGGGCAATGCGTTCTATCGCAAAGGTCAGATGTGGGTCGTGCGGTTCGCAGGGCAGGAGACGTACCTCGAAAACAACGTCGGACCACTCTACATCGCTCGGCTATTGGCGACGCCCAATCGAGCGGTACCGGCGGTCACGTTGTTGGCCAGTCGCATCGGGATCGACGAGCGGAAGCTGATTGGGTCGTCCGGCGAATTGACGGATGAAGCGGCAGTGGACGAGTGTCGCGATCGGTACCACGAACTGATGCGTGAGATAGCTGAAGCGAAAGCGAACCATGATTTGGGTTGGCTGGAAAAACTGCAATCCGAACAGGACCAGTTAGCACTGCACTTCGCATCGGTATTGGGCAAGGGTGGCAAGCCTCGCGAAGTTGGTGACATCAAGAAGGTGAGCCAATCGGTTTCCGTCGGCATCAAGCGAACACTTGAGGTGCTCGACACGGAATTGAAACCACTGGCCGATCATTTGCGAGCGCACCTCAGTCGCGGTGTCTGTCCGATCTATTCACCGTCTACCGACATCGACTGGTTGGTTTGAACTTTCTCCCCACAGCGAAGGCCGCAATTCCCAAATCTCGTTTGCAGAGGCGAACATGAACATCAAAGAACGAATCCAAAAAGCATTGAAACAAGAGTCTGGGCTTCGGTTGTCTGCCGCCGAAGTTCAGAGCCTCGCGTCCGTACTGCACGTGGGGTTTCCGGTGACTCACAGATGGCGACGTAAACCCTCGCCTTCCAAAGAGCCATTGGCAGGCGAGGTGCGATTCATGTGCAGGGCCGATTTGGAAAGTGTGGTGGCCATTGACGACGCTGCCACGGAAGACGCTTGGGGCAAAGACGACTACATCCGGCACATGAGTCAACGGATGGTTGTCGCGAAGGTGATCGAACGACCCGGTCGGGGGCGTCGTGCCCGCACCATCGTTGGCTCCCTTGTTTACGAGCGGCATCAGACATGGATAGACCTCAAACGGATTGTGGTCGGCACCGAATATCAACTGCACTCCTTTGGAAGGCAATTGATCGCAACGTTGCAAAGCAATCTGAACAAGAGGTCGCTGACCCACATTCGGACCACGATAGATGAACGCAGCCTTCCGTTGATGCTGTTCTTTCGATTGGTTGGGTTCGCTGCGGTCGAGGCCCACGAAGGCAAGATCGTCATGGAGTACTACTGGGACGGAGAGCCAAGACCGTATCGAAGTGAATTGGATTGCCGGTCAGCAACCCAGACATGGCAATCCGAGGTTTACGGCGACGACGAAGAAACCGGTGGACTAAAAGTCTGAGAATATTCTCCGGCGACTCCAAATGTCGCTCGGCGACTTGAGAAGTCGCGGCACGTCTTCGCTGTGAGGACGTGACGAACGAACCTCGCCGGCCGCCTGCGTTTTTTTCGTGACATAACTTGTCGCGACGCAGCTTCTTTGCGGTCCGTGCGAATCGCTCGCATCACGGGATGCCTCCAGCCGGAGACAACCATGAGTGCGAATACTCAAGCGGACGGCAACCGGCTCGGCGAAGAGATTCTCAACGATTTCGCGATGAAGACGGCGCGGATCAAGGCCGAACAACTCCATCGGCGACCGGAATTCAGCGATTGCGACGCGGAGGACATTGGCCAAGAGTTGCTGATGTACTTGATTCAGAAGGCGGACAGCTACGACCCGGCGCGATCGAAGTTGAGCACGTTCATCAATCGAGTCATCAACTCGGGCGTGCGAGAGCTGTTGCGATCGAAGAAACGCCACAAACGGCATCCCATCGGCGATGACGTGCAAATGCAATCATTTGAAACGCCCGTCGACACCGTGGATGAAACCTTCGCGACGCTGGGCGGTGAGATTTGTGACGAGGACCAGGGCCGGCGATCGCAGTCGTCTTACAGCGATCCCTTCGACGCGATCGACGAAGCGGACGCGTTGGAGGTCGCGATGCAGAAGATGCCCACGGAATTGCGGCAGGTGTGCGAGCACCTGCGTTGTCATTCCATGAGCAGCACGATGGAAAAGTTTGGCCTGCCGCGTCGGCGGTTCAACGCGATGCGTGGTGAGATCGCCGAGCACTTGAAGAAGTACGGCGTGACCAATTTCTAAGTTTGGCGTGCAAGGCGACCAAATCACGGCATAGGTAACCAGGGGCGGCCAACGGGTCGTCGGAACATCAAACCTCCCATCCACCAGGTTAGCGAATGAGTGATTTGGACATCGAACGCCGTGTGGCGCTTTCATTGGCGGTCGGCCGTTACCTGCGATCGGCCGACCGCTTCAACCAAACGTCGCGAGATTTTACCGGAGCATGCAAATCGCTCCGCAAGCAACTGGGTACCAACCAACGTTTCGTCGCCCAGATTGATTTCAAGCACTACCTCGTGACCAGTGATCGCGACGGCAACTTCGATGTCGAAGCGATCCCCACTCTGTAACTCCAACCATCTCAGCCATTCAACCAAGGAACTATCCAGCCCATGACCAACTTACTCGAAACCATTCAATCTGGCCGGCAATCGAAGCCGCCACGCGTCTTGCTCTACGGTGTCGAAGGCATCGGCAAGTCGACCTTTGGCAGCGAAGCCCCCAAGCCGATCTTCATTCAAACCGAAGACGGACTCGACGAAATCGAATGTGATCGCTTTCCGCTGGCGACGAAATTCGATGACGTCGTTGCCGCTTTGAAAACGCTCGTCAACGAGAAACATGATTACGAAACCGTCGTGATCGACTCGCTCGATTGGCTGGAGCGTCTTGTCTGGGACAAGCTTTGTCAGCAATATGCCGTCGAGTCGATCGAAAAGGTCGATGGCGGGTACGCTCGCGGCTACATGCACGCCCTCTCTCTGTGGCGTGAAGTGCTCGACCTGCTCAACGTGCTGCGTTCTCGCGGCATGGTGACGGTCTTGATTGCCCATTCCAAAGTCGAACGGTTCGAGGATCCCGAGTCCTCGCCCTACGACCGCTATTCGCCGCGACTGCATAAGCACGCTGCGGCCCTCGTCAAGGAATGGTGCGACGCGGTGCTGTTCGCGACTCGAAAGATGCGGACGCAAAGCGAAGACGGCGGCTTCAACCGCAAACGCACGATCGCTCATGCGATCGGCAAAGACGGTGGCGAACGCATTGTGCGTGCTTATGGATCGCCCAGTTGCGTTGCCAAGAACCGTTACGGCATCGCGGAAGAATTGCCGCTCTCGTGGTCGGCGTTCGTGACAGCGATGTCGGCTAACTGAACGACACAACCAATTTTCTTTCTACAGACTCCAAACCAAGGAACACAAACGAACCATGGCAAATCTCAACGGCTTTGATGCCAACACTGTCGAACCAGCCGACGATCTCGAACCGATTCCCGCTGGTAAATACGTCGCGGTCATCACCGACAGCGAAATGAAACCCACGAAGTCTGGCACGGGCAACTATCTGCAGTTGACGTTTCAGATCGTGGAGGGCGAGTACGCAAACCGTCTTCTCTGGGTGCGTCTCAACCTCGACAACCCCAACGCGACCGCGGTGGAAATCGCCCGGCGGGAGTTGTCTGCGATCTGCCGGTCGGTTGGCGTCTTGGTGCCAACCGACTCGGCGGACTTACACAACCTGCCATGCGTGATTCACGTGCGAGTCAAACGCCGCAACGACACCGGCGAATTGCAAAACGAAGTGAAGGGTTACTCGAAGAAAGACGCAGTCGCCCAGCCGATCGCTGCGTCGCAAGTCAGCGGCACGGACGACCAGGCCACGTCCCCACCTTGGAAGCGTTAACCGCCCGACAGCTTCCAAGGAACGGCACCCAGTCAGCAATGGATTGTTGGCTGGGTGTTTTTATTAGCTCGTTGAACATTGAAGTACGCCACCATGATCAGACTCACGTTGCCCTATCCGCCTTCGGTCAATCATTACTGGCGACACGTTGGCAACCGCGTGTTGATCAGCAAGGAAGGTAGAAAGTATCGAGCCGCGGTTAGCTCGCTGCTGAATCGCAAGAACGTCGAAACGCTCACTGGCGACTTGATCGTCGACATCGTCGTTTATCCGCCTGATCGACGCCGGCGTGATGTCGATAACTGTTTGAAGGCGATGTTGGACTCGATGCAGTGGGGCGGTGCGTACGAGGACGATAGCCAGATCGTGCGGTTGACGATCGAGAAGCGAGAACCGGCACCGAAAGCGGGCAACGCCGAAGTTGTCATTCAGCGAATCCCAGCACCGATCGGGAAAGCTGGCTTTCGTTCATGCTTGCGCTGCGATGAGGCCTTCGTTTCCACCGGGCCAGGCAATCGCATCTGCGAGAGCTGCACTTTCATCAATGACCTGTTGCCACCAGCGATGCCAATCGAACGAGGTAGCAAGCGGCACAACGGGGAGTTGATGTGATGAAACTGCGGTCCTATCAGCAAGCCGCCGTCGATGCGGTCTACGATCACTTGCGAAACCGCGATGACAATCCAGTCGCGGTTTTGCCGACGGGTGCCGGCAAGAGTCTCGTGCTGGCTAAGATCGCGTCCGATGCTGTGACGCAGTGGAATGGTCGCGTATTGATCTTGGCGCACGTCAAAGAGCTACTCGAACAGAACGCCGACAAGGTTCGTCGGTTGTGTCCTGACATCAAGGTCGGTCTGTATTCGGCCGGCCTCAAGAAACGCGACACGAACACACCTGTTCTCGTCGCCGGCATTCAGAGCATCTACAAACGAGCCTGTGACCTCGATCCGTTTGATCTGATCGTCGTCGACGAAGCCCATTTGATTTCAAAGAAGGGCGATGGCATGTACCGGCAATTCCTGGCCGACTGCAAGGTTATCAATCCACACGTCCGTGTGATCGGCCTGACCGCGACGCCGTTCCGCCTCGACTCCGGCATGATCTGCTCGGCGGACCATTTCCTGAATCAAGTCTGCTATGAGATCGGCATCAAGGAACTCATCCGCGATGGATACCTGAGTCCCCTCATTTCCAAGGCCGGCGTGAATCGAGCCGATTTTGGTGGCCTTCATCTCCGCGCCGGCGAGTTCGTCAGTGAAGAAGTGGAGTCTTTGGTCAACGACGACGCCCTCGTGTCGGCCGCGTGTGCCGAAATCGTCGAGCTGACGGCTGATCGGCGGGCTGTGCTGGTCTTCGCGTCGTCCGTCGCACACGGGCGGCGTGTCGTCGAAGTGTTTCGGGAAAACCACGGCATCGAATGCGGTTTCGTGACCGGCGAAACACCGGTGGGCGAACGAGATGAGCTGTTGGCCCGATTTCGTGGGGATGCTCCAACATCGCTACTCGAAACCGAACGGTTACGTTTCCTTTGCAACGTGAACGTCCTCACTACCGGTTTTGACGCGCCGCGTGTCGATTGCGTCGTGATGCTGCGGCCTACGATGTCGCCAGGATTGCTTTACCAGTGCGTCGGTCGCGGTTTTCGTCTCCATCCCAACAAGCAGAACTGCCTCGTCCTCGATTTCGGCGGAAACATCGAGCGTCACGGACCGATCGACCAGATCAAACCGAAGGACAAAGCCAAACGTCCGGACCAAGGTCCACCGGCGAAAGAGTGTGAAAAGTGTCACGCCCTCGTTGCATGTGGCTATGCGAATTGTCCCGAGTGCGGCCATCCGTTCCCGCCACCCGAGCGAGAAGCTCATGATGCCGAGGCAAGCGAGGCCGGAGTATTGTCTGGCGAGGTCACCGACACCGAGTACGACGTTCAAGACATCATCTATCGCGTCCATCGTAAGCGCGACGCCGACGAAGACGCGCCCCGATGCCTGCGCGTCGACTACATGATCGGACTGGATCATTGGCAAAGTGAATTCATCTGCATCGAGCACTCTGGCTACGCCCGACGAAAAGCCGAAGCGTGGTGGCGTGATCGGTGCCTGGATCCTTGTCCGAACAGTGCAGAAGAAGCCCTCGACGTCGCCGACGCTGGTTTGCTTGCAGCGACCGAAATGCTGACAGTCCGCTCAATCGCAGGCCAGAAATACGATCGTATCATCAAACAGTCGATTGGCGAGATTCCGAACGCCGCATTGGAAGAGGCACCGTTTTGATGGCCGATGTGCGGGAGCAAGTCGCGATCTATCGCCAGCGTGGATGGTTTTGCGTACCGCTGCGCCCTCGATCGAAGTCACCGGCACGACGTGACTGGACCAATCTGCGATTGAAACCCGAAGTGTTTCCCGAGCAAGGTAACATCGGCATCATTCTTGGTGAACCGTCAGCGTGGCTCGTTGACGTTGATCTGGACTGCGACGAAGCGATCGAGCTTGCGGACAGCTATCTCCCGCCGACGCCAGCGATCACCGGCCGGCCGTCAGCCCAGCGATCGCATCGTTGGTACATCGCGGTTGGAGCGACAACCGAGAAGCATACCGATCCCAGCGATGGCTCGATGATTGTCGAACTGCGTTCAACCGGAACGCAAACCGTCGTCGGGCCGAGTATTCATCCTGACGGCGAAACTTACGAAACACTCTATGGCGAACCGGCGACTGTTCCCTCGCTGATGTTGGCCGCCTGCGTGAAAGCACTCGCGGAGGCGGTCATTGCTAAGCGTGGCGTAAGCGTCCCGCTTGCGAACCCTCAACCATCGCAGGCTAGAAGCCTACGCCACGCGGGCGACGATGTCGAACCGCGGGCAATCGCCTATATCAACGCAATGCCGCCAGCGATCGCCGGCAGTGGCGGGCACTCGCAAACCTACGCCGCCGCCACGGCACTGGTCCACGGTTTCGGACTCGATCCGGCAGTGTCGCTCGCGATTCTGACCGATCACTACAACCCACGCTGCAATCCGTCCTGGTCCGAGAAGGAGCTTCAACACAAGGTCAACCAAGCGGCGACCAAGCCTCACGATCGTCCATTCGGCTGGCTTCGTGACGATCAACCCATGGAACCGGCTGGCGAAACCGTCGATCTCAGTGGTTTCATGACCAAGTCCAATGTTGTCATTGCGAAAGCCAACGAACAACCAAAGTCCAACTTCAACGCCAATCCCGGTCATCTTCCTGAGCGTCTGTTCGACGTGCCAGGATTCGTCCGAAGGGTCATGGATTTCACGCTCGACAATGCACCCTATCCGAACGTTGCGTTGGCGTTTTGTGGAGCGATGGCCCTGCAGTCGTATCTTGCCGGTCGCAAGGTCGCGACCACCGGTGATCTTCGCACTAACATCTATCTGCTGGCTCTCGCGGGCAGCGGCACGGGCAAAGAATTTCCCCGCAAAGTCAATTCGCAAGTGTTGTTTCAGATCGGTGAATCGCATTCGCTGGGCGACAAATTCGCATCCGGCGAAGGCATCCAAGATGCGTTGGCTCGCAGTAGCAGAATGCTTTTTCAAAATGACGAAATGGACGGCGTGCTCCGCCAGATCAATCTTGATCGCGATAGTAGCCGCGAGTCGATCCCGAACATCTTGCTGACGCTCTACACATCCGCCGGCGACTTTTATCCGCTGCGTGTGAAGGCGAATCAAAAAGAAGCGGGTCACGTCGACCAACCACACCTGACGTTGTACGGAACCGCAACGCCGAAGTACTTCTACGAATCGCTGTCGCAGCGGATGCTCACCAACGGCTTTTTCGCTCGGTTGAATATCATCGACGTCGGCAAGCGTGGCAAAGGTCAAACGCCCGGTTCGGCTCGCGACCTGCCCGAAGAGATTTTGGAGACCGCCAAATGGTGGGCGGACTTCAATCCCGGCGGTGGCAATTTTATGACAGTACATCCGCGACCGCTGCGAGTGGCGTTCACGCCGGACGCCGAAGCCGCAATCAATGCCCTTCGTGAACAGACGGAGGCTGAATACGACAAAGCGGACGAAGCCGGTGACGAGGTGGCACGTGCCGCTTGGAGTCGAACCTGCGAACACGCCAAGAAGCTCTCGCTAATCTACGCCGTTAGTGAAAACCATCTTCAACCACAGATCACGATTGAAGCCGTCCGTTGGGCCAGTGAATTTTCGCTACATCAAACCCGACGGCAACTCTATCTTGCATCGGTTCACGTCGCCGAGAACCCGTTTCACAAAGAGTGTTTGAAGTTCAAGCAGCGTCTCTCCGAGCGTGATGGCCACGTGATGCCTCGTCGTGAGTTGATGCGTTCGATGACGCTCAAGGCAAATGACTTTGATCAGGTCGTCCAGACGCTAATGCAGCAGGAAGAAATCGAGCCGGTCACGATCGCGACCAAAACAAAACCGGCCAACGGATACCGTTTGGTTGGCCCGGACGAATCCGTCAGTCAATCCGTCAGTGAAACGACTGACAGTTCTGACACTTCCCCGTCGGAAACGTCAATTTAGGCAGCTTGGCAGTCGAATCTGTCAGAAACGTCAGTGCTCGCTACTGACGGATTCACTGACGGTTTTCAATTGGCAAAAGCCCGTAAATATAGAGAAAAAAACTCCCTCTCTCTTAATCTGTCAGCGTGTCAGGGGCATGTGCCCGCGATCTGCATTCGCACGTATGAGGGGGGGGACTGACGGATTTGTTCTGACGGATTAGGTACTCCCGGCGGATCCGTTCTCTGGTCAGGGCTACGGGAACAGCAGCCTTATTAGGCACAGTTAGTTTCGATTGTCCGAACGCAATTTCACGTCCGTCCGAACGCGTCGGATTGCCAACCAACCACCCACCAAACCAACGACCGACCGAACCCTTCCCGTTTCATTCTCTCGCCTTGGAAGGGCCAACACATGCAGGTCGAAATGTGGTCGCTTGATCGAATCAAGCCTTACGAAAACAACCCTCGCATCAATGACGACGCAGTCGATGCCGTCATCCTCTCGATCAACGAATTCGGTTTTCGCCAGCCGATCGTTGTCGATACCGCCGGCGTCATCATCGTCGGGCATACGCGGTTCAAGGCCGCGAAAAAACTCGGACTCGCCGAAGTCCCCGTTCACATCGCGACGGACCTCGAACCCGAAGCGGTCAAGGCATATCGGATCGCGGACAACCGAACTGGCGAGAACGCGCTGTGGGACTACGAACTGCTGCCCTTAGAAATCAGCGGATTACAAGAATCAGGTTTCGATGTTGAGTTGCTCGGTTTCGATGGCGATGAACTCGCCAAGCTGCTCGATCCCGGCGTTACACAGGGTTTGACGGATCCAGACGACATCCCCGAACCGCCAGACGAGGCGATCACGCAGCCCGGCGACCTTTGGATCCTCGGCGATCACCGTTTGCTGTGCGGTGACTCAACCAGTGTCGAAGATCTTGATCGGCTGCTCGCCGGCGCGAAGATTCAACTTTGCAATACCGATCCACCGTACAACGTGAAAGTTGAACCGCGAAGCAAGAACGCGATCGCTGCCGGCAATTCGTCGTTCGAGGCTGGCAAGGGCAAGACGAAGGAAGGCCCGAAGAAGATGCGGGCCAAGGATCGGCCGCTCGCCAACGACTTCGTGTCGGACGAAGAGTTCGACCGATTGCTGAAAGCGTGGTTCGGCAACATCACTCGCGTACTCGAACCCGGCCGTTGCTTCTACATTTGGGGTGGCTTCTCCAACATCGCCAACTACCCACCTGTCCTGGCCGCGGCCGGTTTGTACTTTTCGCAGGCCATCATCTGGGACAAGCAGCATCCCGTGATGACCCGCAAGGATTTCATGGGGGCACACGAGTGGGCGTTCTACGGCTGGAAAGAAGGTGCAGGCCACAAGTTCTTTGGGCCAAACAATGCGACTGACCTGTGGCATGTCAAGAAAATTGCACCGCAGAAATTAGAACACCTCACCGGCAAGCCGGCCGAACTCGCGGTGTTGGCGATGCAGTATTCATCTCGTAAGGGCGAGAACGTGCTCGACCTGTTCGGCGGGAGTGGCTCGACGCTGATTGGTGCCGAGCAGACCGGACGGAAGGCGTTCTTGATGGAACTCGATCCGCCGTACTGCGACGTGATCGTTGATCGCTACCAGCGATTCACGGGCAAGAAAGCGATCCTGGAACGGACCGGCGAGTCGCCGATCCCCGTCGGTAAACGCGAGGAGAACATGCGGTGACTAGAGTTCCTTGCAGGACCAAGCTCCGTCGTCAAAGACATAGACGAATCGAGCGCCGCAGTTCCTTGCGAAGTCAATTAGCGAATCGTTGGTCGGTAGCTTGGCCGGCGGATCGCCGTCTGAGAATCGCTCAGCCTTTCCGGTCTCGCGATTCAGACAACGCAAGTCGCCACTCGAGACGAGATCCTCGGCGGCGGCTTGAGTTTGGTAGCTTTGCATCAGAATTTCTCCGGTGTGTTCGGGGTAACCGTCGTAGTGAAGGTAGACCGCTGCGTATGTTCGGTCGGCGCGGCGGACGGCGATCGTCGCTCGTGTGGACATGGTGGTTGCTCCTTAGTTCGTTTTGTCGGCCGGCAGTCGTTCGACGACGTCCGGTGGAATGGAAATCATCAGCGACCGGCCGTTGTCCCAGTCGACATCCACTTGCGTCCAATCGCTTTGTGGATAAACGCCGGCCACCGTTCCGATGGAGCCGGCGGGAATCGGGTCGGGATCGTCGGTCATCGAAAGCAACCGCACGCGATCGCCCGCCTTGAGATTCGTTTTCATGGTTTCGTTTCCTAGTTGCGAGCGTTGTTGGTTTCGTCGACCAACGCGGCGACTTCCGAAAGTTGAGCGTTGACCAAGTTCAACGCTCGGACGTGCGTCCAACGCAGTGCCTTGTTGTCCGGTCGAATCATTCGGTCGAGTTGCAACTCGATGTGCTGCAGCAGGTCGCGAGCAATCTGGTGAGCATTTTCGTAGGCCGGCGCGGGTTGGATTGGCTGAGGGTTAAGCGTTTGAACTTCGCTCATCGCTGGTCTCCTTTCTCGTTGAGATAGATTTCGGTGCCGTTTTCGAGTTCGACCTTGGCCGCGCCGACGCGTTTCGCGTCGGCGACGATGGTTTGCACTGGTAGTCGTTCTTCGACTTCGATTCGCCGGCCATCGGCGAAGACAACAGTCGATCGCCATCGCTGCGGTTGCACATTCGTCATTTCGTTTCTCCGTTCGTGTTGTTTGAAAAACCGTTCGTACAACCACACATGAGCCATGGGTCTGCCGACACATCAAGCGAAGTCCGCGAAACATTCCAAAACTTGTGAATGTTTCTCGCCGGAATTCAACTGCCCGCGACGTTGCCGCGTGTCGCGTCGCTCGGGTCCGACGCGTGGTTACGCCCGTCACGACGAAACGCCCGCGCGTTGCCAACGTCGGGCGTTGTCGGCGGCGTTCGGCCTAGAAGCCGAGCGGCACCAAAACGTGGGCGTTCTTGCCCGTGACCGCGAACTCCTTGCCGGCCGTCGTCCTCGCAAAGATCGCGTATCCGCGTCGAACCACATATTCCACCACGCCGGCCTCAAAATTGTCGCGGGTAGTCGACCGCAGTTCGTAACCCATGTCGGGTTCCGGCGCGGCCTTTTCTCCTTCAGCCAGGTCCGTGACCTGGCGGACGTCGCAAATGAACTTCATCGCTACGCCTTATGCCCTCGCCGTAAACCGGCCGCGTTCCGTTTTGACGAACCGGCTTTCATCGCCGCGTTTCATGTCGCGCAAGATCGCCGAGTACAGCGTGGCGTGGGGCGTCTTGCCGCCAGGGCTTTCCCACAGGCCGGCGTCGACCATGGCGGCGATCATCTCCTGCGCATTCATCGGTTCGCCATTGTCGGTCAGAACCTTCAACGCTGCTTTGACGCACGAGAGCTTCTTTTCGCCGCCTGTGGCTTCCGCCGTCTTCTTCGCGACTCGTTTTCGTGCCCGCGTTTCGGTTGCCGCCGTCCTGGCGGCTCGCGCCGAACCCTGCAATCGGCCGGCCGTTTTGATTCGCACCTTCTTTCCCGTCGAAAGGTTGGTCGCGTCCCAACCTCCGCTCGGACTCTCCGCGTCGATTCGCACGGTCACCTTCTTGTTGGTCACCGTTGCGAAGTACTCGCCGCCGGTCTTTACGTCTGCCTTCTTCATCGTTCGTTCTCCGTTTGGGTTTCGTTCGTGGTTGGCTGCCATCGTCAGGCCGCGGGAACCACCCGCGACAACGCCCATTTGCGTTTCGGCTTTGGTCCTTATGAATCGTGCCGCGGTTCCGTCCGCAGCGGTTGCCTTGCGGCGGGCGGTCTACATAACCGCACCCAAGAGGCTCTTGTTGAGCCGGTCGAGCATCTCGCAAAAGATGTAGTGCTCTTCCAAGAGCGGGCCGTCCGGTCCCAGGTCCGCGTCGGCTTTCTCAAGGGCGTCGACCAAGGGGCGAAGCTCGTCGGCGATCTTGAAGTACGACTGGCGGATTTCCTGATACGTGACGGCGTCGAGCTTTTGCATCTCGGTGCGAAGGGCGGCGACTTTCGCTTTTTGCGTTTCGTTCATGGCCATGGTTTTGTCTCTCGTGAAAAAGGGTTTGAAATCGTGTTGCCGTTTGGCGTTAACACACATGAGCCATGCATTTGGAAACAGCTCAAGCGAATCTCGGCAGTAATTCACAGTCTTTTCCGATGTTTTCAAGTTTCGCCGACGTTCGCGTTTGTGGGCCGTAAAGAGATGTCGGCATGGTTTGCCGCTTGTTGCCAACATCGGGCGACACGGGCCAACGTCGTCGTCGATTCAACGAGAAACGGCCGCGCTGGCGAGCGTGGCCGAAAGGTTGCGGGCGGGTATCTATTCGCCGGTCGGAGCAACGAAATCCTTCAATTCCTTCAGCCGTTCGCAAAGGTGCTGCAGCGAACCGACGTGTTCCCAATTGATGGGATGGTCGGCATCGGGGGCCGGCATGTCTTCGACGATTTGGTGAAGGTCTTCGAGCAAGGTCAAAGCCCGGACATGCGAGGCGGTGTACGCGTCTTCGACTCGAGCGGTGTTCTTTGCCATGGTTGGGTCTCCGTTGTTGGAAAGGGGAAATGCGTTTGCGTTGACACACATGAGCCATGCGGTTTCAGACACAGCAAGCGGAGCTCGGGAAAGTTTTTGAATGTTTCCCGAGCTCGCTTTCGCGCGTCTCGTTTAGCAATCGCGGCATGTTTCCCAGGCCCGCTTGCTGCCGTAGCAAATCTGGCCACCCTCGACGATGTATACGATCGCGTCGTCGGCGACGTCTTGATCATCGAAGTACTCGCTGGGGTCGTCCTCGCTCGCTTCGTTCATCTCCGCGCCGCTGGTGACGCCGGCGATACGGTTTTCAAAGGGCCAGTTCTCTTGCGTCATCAAACGCACTTCGGCGTCCGGACCGTGTTCGTCGCGGTACTCTTCGAGCAATCCGATCAGTTGGTCGATGGTCATGTTTGGGTCTCCGTTGGGGTGAATGAAAAACCGTTTCGTATGACCACACATGAGCCATGCGTTTCAAAACACATCAAGCGAATCCAGCCAGCAATTCGCAGTCTTTTTGAATGTTTCTCGATCTCGCCGACGTGGCCCAAGATTGCGGCGTGTGTCGCGATGCGAAACTGTGGCCCGCTATTAGTCACATACGCCGTCGACGCGACACGATGTACACGTGCCGCGCTAAAACCAAAGAAACGCCGCGAGGTACATCGCGACGTTGGTGGGGTGGAAAGCCGTCAGCCGTTAGAACGCTTGGTCGTATTTGCGGGCCAATTCAAGAAGCTTCTTTTTGACCGGTTTCCAATCGCAGGTTTGTTCGCCGACCGAAAGTTCGCCGAAGCGTTTGTTGCGAAGCTCGCCCTTGTACCAACCCTTGGTCCATCCAAGGCGGTAGAAGAGTCGGTTGAGTTCCGTTTCGCCGTGGCCGGCGTCAGGTCGGTCCCAGCAACTCTTCGTGCCGGGCTTCTTGGCGTAGTCCCATCCGCTGCAGCGTTTTGTATTGAGGGCGAGTTCTACCAAACCCAATATCATCTGGATGTATCCGATCAGTTTCGTTTTGTTGAGCGTTCCGGCGAAGGCCCGAATCTCGATCCGATTTCGGCCGGCGGCCAGGTGCGTCAGGTTCAAAAGGTGGTAGCGATCTCGTTCGCAGCGTGTCTTCGCCGCGTCTTTGTTGCCGTACGTTTTGATTTGTTTCGCCCAGTGGGTTCGTTCGCGGCGTTTGGTGCCGGTCGAAGCGTAGATGGCGCTTTCGTGATTCGCGATCAGCGAAATCAAGCGGGCCAAGGCCGCGGCGTCGCCGTTCCAGGAAACCGTTACGTGAAGGCCGCAAGATTCGTTGACCCGTGCGCCGCGTTCTTTGATCGCGTCGACCGCGGTCTCTACGTTGGCGAGTCCTTCGTAGCCGCGAAGGACCGGCGATACGAACTCGCATGGTTTACGTCCGGCCGGTGTGCGGATGCTACCGTCGCGTTCCGCTTTCCAACCCGCTGGCAGCCAAGCGACCGGCAAGCCGTTGTGGTATCCGCCGATCGGCGTGCGGTCGGTGCCGGGCATGTGGGTTTCGATTTCGATACCGAAGGCGATGTCGTTGGCGTTCATTCGTGTGTCTCCAAAAGGCGTGTAATTCGTTTCGTTGACACACATGAGCCATGCGTTTCGAGACACCTCAAGCGAAGTTCAGAAGTAATGTTTCAGTAATTCCAAGGTTTCTTTTCACCCGCACACGCGGCCAGTTTTGGCCCAACGTCGCCAGCCAAAACATGCGGCCGACGATGCCAAACAAGCAAACAAACGCGACAGTCGTCAACGTGTACGCCGTGTTGCGAACCAACCCACGGAGCCCGTCATGGAAGGCAAAAGAGAGAATGTTGATCCCACGAAACTTTCGGTCGAGCAACTTGCAAAGTTGTTGAGCAATGCGTACCGCCAGCGAGTTCCCGAGGAACAAATCGCCGCCGACATCGAAGCCGGCGCACCGACCAACGTCGACGGCACGATCAACCTGGTCGTCTACACCGCTTGGCTCTTACAGGAGATGCACCGTGGCGACTGACCCGCGACGAATGAAACCGAGCGAGTGCTGCCGGACGCTTAATAGCACGTCGCTCGGTGAAGTGATTAACGAACGCCAGCTTTATCGCTATCGAACGCGAGCCGGCAATCGCATCGGAGACGGAACGCACGTCGATCTTCTCCGCTTCACTGCCTGGCTAGTCGAAGAACGCCATCGTCCGATGCCGCCGGCCGAGGAGGATCCCTACGGCAAGGTCAAAGACAAAGCCCGCGCCCGTAACGCAGCAATCGCATTGGCAGGTCGAGACATTGGTGACTTGCCGGTGATCGAAGACCCGCAGCGCAAAGCGAAGGCCGCCGGTAGTTTTCGATACTTCTGCGAAGCGTATTTCTCGCTGACGTTTCACCTGCAATGGTCGCCAGATCACTTGAAGGTGATTGAGCGAATCGAGGAAGCGGTCGTTCGAGGTGGACTGTTTTCACTGGCGATGGCACGTGGTAGCGGCAAAAGTTCACTGGCGGAGGTCGCTTGTATATGGGCGGTTCTCAATGGCTATCGTGATTTCGTCTGCCTGATCGGCAGCGATGAAGGCCACGCCTGCGATATGCTCGACTCGATCAAAACGGAACTCGATGCCAACGAACTACTGTTGGCCGACTATCCCGAAGTCTGCTTTCCAATCCAGTCGCTAGACGGCATCTCAAACCGGGCTAACGGACAGCTCTACCAGGGAAAACGCACGCAAATCGGATGGACCGCCAAAGAGGTCGTCTTGCCAACGATCGCGGACAGTAAAGCAAGTGGCGCGATCATCAAGGTCGCTGGCCTGACCGGACGAATCCGCGGAATGAAATTCAAGCGTCCCGATGGCCGAACAGTTCGGCCGTCGCTTGTTGTGCTCGATGACCCGCAAACGGACGAGTCTGCTCGCTCGCTATCGCAGTGCGCCAACCGCGAAGCAATCCTTGCCGGCGCGGTGCTGGGACTCGCCGGCCCAGGCAAAAAGATCTCTGGCATCATGCCATGTACTGTCATTCGTCCCGGTGACATGGCCGACAATATTCTTGATCGCGATAAGCACCCGGAATGGAACGGTGCCCGAACGAGAATGGTCAACTCGTTTCCTACCAACGAGACTCTGTGGCAACGCTACGCCGAAATCCGCGCCGAGGGTTTGCGTGGCGGCGATGGTGGAGCTGCCGGTACCGCGTTCTATCGCGAGAACCGCCAGGCAATGGACGAAGGTGCCGACGTCGCGTGGAAAGAGCGATTCAATCACGATGAACTGTCGGCGATTCAGCACGCGATGAATTTGAAACTACAAGACGAAGCTGCATTCTTCGCCGAGTATCAAAACGAACCGCTGCCCGAAGAACGCGTCGATGCCGACCAGCTCACGGCCGAGCAGGTCGCTGCCAAGATCAATGGACTCGAACGATGCTGCGTTCCAATTTCGGCGAACCATCTCACCGCATTCATCGACGTGCAGCAAAAGCTCTTGTTCTACGTGGTCGCCGCTTGGGAAGACGACTTCACGGGTTACGTTCTCGACTACGGAGCGTACCCCGATCAAAGCCGCGCGTATTACACGCTTCGTGATGCTCGCCACACGCTCGCGACCGCCGCGGACGGAACCGGCCTCGAGGGCAGTATTTATGCCGGCCTTGGATCACTCACCGACGATTTGCTTGGCCGTGAATGGCAACGTGACGACGGCGCGGCAATGAAGATCGGGCGGTGCTTGATTGACGCTAACTGGGGCCACTCCACGAACGTGGTCTATCAATTCTGCCGGCAAAGCCCACACGCTTCAATTCTATTGCCTTCGCATGGACGTTTCGTCGGCGCATCATCGAATCCGTTCAGTGAATACAAACGCCGCCCAGGTGACCGCGTTGGTTTGAATTGGCGAATCCCCAGCGTCCACGGGAAACGCGCGATCCGCCACATCATCTACGACACGAACTGGTGGAAGTCATTCACGCACGCGAGGCTCGCTGTCGCAATGGGCGATCGTGGTTGCTTGTCCGTTTACGGCAACCAGGCCGAAACGCATCGCATGTTCGCCGAACAAATCACCGCCGAGTACTTCATCAAAACCGAAGGCCGCGGCCGAACCGTCGACGAATGGAAAGCCCGCCCCGAACAGCCCGACAACCACTGGCTCGACTGCCTCGTCGGATGCGCCGTCGCTGCGTCGATGCAGGGTGCGTTGCTGTTTGGAACCGATGGGGCACCGACTCGCCGACGCGAGCGAGTCAGTTTCAAAGAACTGCAAAAGCGAAAACGGAACTAAATCGAGCCTTTCTGAACATTCGCGTACAAGTGTCATCGGCTACGGCATAGGTAACCAGGGATGAAGCAATGTTTCAAGCCAAACGTTAACCATGCCTGAAGAGTTGAAAGATGTGATTCACGACAATGCCGCTGGGCCTGCGAAGGCGTCCGGTGATTCTGGTTCGGTTGAGCAGCACAAGCTGACGGAGCAGATCGCTGCGGACAAGCATCTCGCTGGCAAGGACGCGGTTCGCAAGCCGAATCGCGGGTTGCGTTTTAACAAGATCGTGCCGCCTTCGGCTGGCTGATCCTTCTTTTCGTTTCGCAATTGCGCATAGGGCTGCCGGGGACGGCAATAGGATTACAACACGGATGTTGAAGATGTTGTCAGGGATTATCGAGCAAGCATGGCGTGGCGGAGCTTCCCGCTCCTCATCCGCGCCGGGACGCTCACCCCGGCAGCCCTTCTTTTCGCGGCTTCGTGCCAAATACGACGCGGCGAATACAACGCTCGACAACATGAAACATTGGTCACGAGCCGATGGTTTGTCGGCTGCGGCTGCGAATAGCACGGATGTTCGACGTACGCTTCGCAACCGGTCGCGATACGAGGTTGCAAACAACAGTTACGCTCGCGGGATCACGCTGACGTTGGCGAATGACGTGGTTGGCACTGGGCCGCGTTTGCAAATGTTGACGCCTGATGACGCCGCGAATCGTTTCGTTGAAGCGGAATTCTTTGCTTGGGCCGAGGCGGTTGGATTGGCCGAAAAGCTGCGAACGATGCGGCTTGCTCGCGTTTCGGACGGTGAATCGTTCGGGTTGATGACTAGCAACGAGCGAATCGACGCCAAGGTGAAACTCGATTTGCGGTTGATCGAGGCGGACCAAGTTGCCTCCCCGACGCTGATTGCTGACCGCTCACGATACATCGACGGCATTCAGTTTGACGCCGACGGAAACCCGCTCACATACGACGTCCTGCGTGAACATCCTGGCGATGTGACATTCACGATCGACGAAGCATTCGACACGGTACCGGCCGCCGCTGTGCTGCACTACTTCCGTTGCGATCGTCCCGGACAAATCCGCGGCATTCCCGACATCACGCCCGCGCTGCCGCTATTCGCGCAACTGCGACGCTTCACATTGGCAGTACTTGCCGCCGCCGAAACTGCTGCCGAGTTCGCCGGCATCCTTTACACCGACGCTCCGGCCAATGGTGAGGCCGACTCCGCCGAGCCGTTCGAGCCGATCGAACTCGAGAAGCGAATGCTGCTCACGATGCCGGGCGGCTGGAAAATGGCTCAGATGAAGTCGGAGCAACCTTCGACCACATACGCCGAGTTCAAGAAGGAGATTCTCAACGAGATCGCTCGTTGTTTGAACATGCCTTTCAACGTCGCCGCGGGGAATTCGTCGGGCTACAACTACGCCAGTGGGCGACTCGACCACCAAACTTACTTTAAGTCGATCCGCGTTGAGCAGGCACAGCTTGCTCGCACTGTGTTAGATCGCATCCTGAACGCTTGGCTTCGCGAAGCCATTCTTATCGAAGGCTATCTTCCCAACTCGCTTCGCACACTCGATTCGACGTTCCAAAGAGCGTGGATGTGGGATGGATTCGACCATGTCGATCCTGCCAAGGAAGCCAACGCCCAAAAGATCCGTCTCTCGAATCATACGACTACTCTGGCCATCGAATTTGCGCGGCAGGGGCGTGATTGGGAGACGGAACTTAAACAACGTGCCAAGGAACTGGAGCTTATGCACCAGCTTGGACTTTCGCTCGATTCAAATTCTGTTGACACCGACGTTCACGAGGACAAGGATGACCACAACGACCAAGAACAAGCCGTCCAGCAAACGACTTGAAGCAAGCGAGGATGGGACTCCTAGCAGTCTCCGTATCGTTTGTGACGATGCCGCAACAATCACCCTGCAAGCAGCCGAGTCGGCCAGCGAGGGAAAACCTGCGCTTCGCAAGTTCTCTATGACCGCTTACACCGGTGGCGCGATGCGACTCGGCGGCTGGCCCCATCCAGTCGTTGTTGATCTGACCGGCATGCGTGTGGCTCGCAAGAGTCGACCAATTCTGAAAGACCATGATCGCGGCAGCATTGTTGGACATACCGATGACATCCGCGTCAGCGAAGCAACGCTAGAAGTTTCTGGCGTGATCTCGGGCGTTGGATCAACGGCTCAGGAAGTGATTGCGACCAGCGAAAACGGATTTCCGTGGCAAGCATCGCTCGGTGCAAGTGCCGACAAGGTCGTATTCATTCCCGAGGGAAAGACGACCAAGGCGAACGGTCGTGAGTTTGCAGGTCCCGTCTATGTCGCTCGTAAAAGCACCCTTGGCGAAGTGTCTTTCGTGGCCCTGGGCGCCGACGATGATACCGAGGCCCGAGTCGCAGCCGGCCAGGCCGCAGAAAGCGAGGATCCGGATGATTCAACGGACGACAAAGATGAAGTCGAGCCGGTCAATGCAAGCTTGAATGTCGACCCGAAACCTCGATCTCGCCAGCCTCGCACACCTGTAGAAGACATGCGTGCCGAAGCTGCTTCCGAGTCGCGACGTATCGCTGGCATTCGCAAAGTATGCGAAGGCAAACATACGGATATCGAAGCCGATGCGATCGAACAGGGTTGGAGTGTGACTAAGACGGAGCTTGTCGTGCTACGCAATGAACGTCCCTCCGCGCCAGAGCAATCTTCGGTCCGCCCAAGTTGCACTCGCGAAGTCCTCGAGGCAGCTGCCTGCATGTCAGTGGGTATCGAGGAGAAAACGCTGCTGGCCAGCTACGGAGAACGCACGCTCGATCTGGCGCAACCGATGGGGCAAATTGGTCTGCGTGAATTGGTTGCGGAATGTGCGCGACTCGAAGGACATGATGTTCCACGCGTGTTTGGCGACGGCCGCGTCACGATTCAGGCTGGCTTCTCGACGATGAGCCTCCCGGGGATCCTTGAAAATGTGATGAATAAGACATTGCTGGCCGCTTATGAAACCACCCAGATTGCCGCATACGATCTGTGCAGTGTGGGCAGCGTGAGCGACTTCAAAGAAGTCTCTCGGTTCCGGTTGCTGGGCACGGGCGGTTTCGAGCCTGTCGCTCCCGATGGCGAACTAAAGCACGGCAAGCTTTCGGAGCAGAAGTATACCAATCAGGCGGATACCTATGGCCAGCTGCTCACGCTGACGCGTAAGGACATCATCAACGATGACCTCTCGGCCTTCATGGATATTCCGCGTCAGATGGGGCGAAGTGGGGCCGAGTCGATCGACGAAATGTTCTTCACTTTGTTGCTCGGAAATTCGCCAGCATTCTTCAGTACTGGCAACTCCAACTTGCTCACCGGTGTCGATACCAAGTTCGGCCCCGATAGTCTGACTGCGGCTAAGACGACATTCCGTAAGCAGAAAGCGGGTCCAGGCACTAAGCCGAAGGACCAGAAGCCGATCAACCTTCGTCCGGAATTCTTGGTTGTTCCGGTCGAGCTTGAAACCGAAGCCGAGCTGCTGATGGGCTCATCTCAGTTGATGATCGACGCCTCGGGGACTCCCACAAAAATCCCCGTCGACAATCCGCATCGCAATAAGTATCGGGTCGTTTCGACTCCACATCTTTCCGACTCCTACTACGGAGGCGCGAGCGGTAAGGCGTGGTACCTCTTCGCCAACCCCAAGGTTTTGCCAGCATTTGAGATTGTGTTCCTCAACGGTCGCCGCACGCCGGTGATCGAACGTGTCGAAATGCCACCCAACATGCTTGGGATGGGTTTCCGAAGTTACATCGACTTCGGTGTGAATAGCCAGGATCCACGCGCCGCCGTGAAGGTCACTGGCGAAGCCTGATCCTAGTTCAACTTCCTGACTCAATACTCAAGTCTCAAACCTCAGGTCTAACAATCCATGTCCGCAGCAGATTTTGTTCAAGAGGGAGCGGCCGTCGACTACACACCCGAAGCCGATCTCCCTGCCGGCAGTGTCGTTGTTCAAGGCGAACTGGTCGGCATCACCAAGCATGACATCAAAGCGAATGTGCTGGGCGCGATCAGTGTCGAGGGTGTCTTTGACGTCGCCAAAGATCCCGCGATCTCGGTGTCGGCCGGTGCCAAGGTTTACTGGGACGCGACCGCTGGCCAATCGGTCACGACTGCGACCGGTAACAAGCTGCTCGGCAAAGCAGTGCTTTCCGCTGGCACCAACACACCCACCGTCCGCGTCCGACTCAGTCAATAAGGATGGGCATGGCGTCGATCAGCCAAGTAACGGCCGACCGGGCCAAGGCGATCGAACGTCTGGAGTTCGCGGAGGACGGAAAGACAAGCCAATGGCTGCGGGCATCGCCGTTCGCAACGTGCTTCTGCATCGCCGTCGCTTCGACCGAAGCGACCTGGCGGGTGCAAGCATTGCTACCCGACGAGGAAGTCGTCCAGCTCGGTTACTACGTTCGCTCGTCCACAACGGGCAGCAAACTTTTCAACACATCCAAGCCGTTGTACTTGAGGTCGGAAGTGATGTGTGGACTGCCCATTCGCTTCGTTTCGACGGTCGAACAAATCAATCCGATCCTTTGGGTCATTTTCAAGAGTTAAGGAGCACCCACTGCATGAACGCAACATTGCGAGCCATCATCGCCGCGTGCGTCCTGTGTCTGGCGAGCGGTTGTTTGCCAGAACAACCTGTTCAGGTTCGTCCGCTTCCGGCCCCCGCGCCGGAGCAACCCGCGGCGAACTTGCCCAATAAACTGCACCAACGCAATTGGACTGGCAAGCTCAACCAGGGCAGTTGCGTCCACGCGTCACTGGTCAACCACTTGCGTTGGCTCAATGAGTTTGAACTCGGCGAACGTTGGCGGTCAACGTACAGCGACGGTGAATATGACTCGCGGCTGCGAAGTCGACTCGATGCCGCCGACATCGACTACAGCTACACGATCAAAGCCGACCCGCGTTTTCTCGATTGGGCAACAGCGACTCGGCGCGGTGCGATTCTGTGGTGGAAGCCGGCTCATTGCTGCACGTTCGTTGGTTGGGTGAATCGCGACGGTCGGCAATACGCGGCGATTCTCGACAACAACTATCCCGGCCGGTTTGAACTCACGCCACGCGAACAGTTCGTTCGCCTTTGGGCTGGCTATGGCGGATTCGCACTCACGGTCCTCGACGACCCTGCCAGTTCCTTGCCCTATCGAAGTTATGAGGTGATTCAATGAACGATGGAATTCGGATTCGATTGAGCCTGGGGCTCGTCGCGGTGGCGATCATTCACGCCGTACTCCTTGGCACCGTGTTCACGGCACTTCGCCCGTGTCCGCCCGTCCAGCCTGACGACGATGCTTGGAGTGTCCCCAATGCCGTGCCGCCTGCTCCGCGCGTCGGCAGGATCGAAAAGCTTGACGAGCCGCAGTCAGTAAACCTGAGTGCTCAAGGCGAGATCAAACAGCAGTCGGTTTCGATCTGTCCGACATGCGAACCGACAACGGTTTACACGCCGACGATCGCTCCTCAATCCGTGGTCCCGGTCGCTGCGCCGCAACCGCAGCCATCCAAGAAGAAGTATCAAATCGCCTTGTTCATCGGCAGTGATGCGAAGAGCAAGCAACTGCTCGATTGGTTCAACCATGATCCGAAGCTGTACAAGCTACGCACGGACTGTGACTTCCAGGTCTACACGTCTGGCAATGCACTCTATCAAACACGATTCGCTAGCATTGTTCCAGTCGAACAGTTTCCCGTCGTGTTATTTCAAGACAACACGGGTGGACACGTTCATGCGGCGGGCCGAACGATGTTGCCGGCGACTGCGGCCGAGTTGTACGCCGATCTTCACCAGGGTTACCAACTCTATCAACAGACTCGGCAGGCCCAGAAAACTGGCGCACTGAAAACTCGCGGCTACTCGTGGGACGACGCGATTTCGCCCAAGTTGCAACTCAACTCCGAGGACTGCCCCGACGGGTACTGTCCGGTTGAACCGACCGACGGCTGGCGACCGGGCAATCGAGATCGCGATGGCGTGCGTGACGTTCTCTTCGACAGGGCGAACGAAACTCGCAATGCCTTGCTTTGGGCATCGGCAGGCGAACTGGCAACCATCGCGATGATCGTGCTTGCCGTCTTTCTACTCGGATTCATTCTCATCAAGCGAGGTATGTGAGCAAATGACGTTACTAACCGGAATCGCAACCGTCGTGGTGTTGCTGTTGATTGCCGTCGCCTTGTTGCCATCGAAGAAACGCGACAAGGACAGCAATCAGGCAGCTAGCGTTCTCAATCCTTTTCAATCGCCAACGAGTCCAATCAATCTGCGAGAGCAGCGGTTGCAGGAGGAATCCGAAGCGATCGCCAGCGAGTATCAACGGCGATCGAACGAGGCGTGGTTGGACGAATTGAGCGATAAGGCATCGACACTGTTGAAAGCTCCAGCAAAACCAGCGGCTCGCAAATCGTGACCGACATGCTGCATCGCGGGCAGTCTTGGTTAGCGGCGAAGCTGACCAAGCATGCCTCGCAAGACGTGGTTTATCAACGCGACGATGTCTCCGTCGAGCTATCCGCCACGATTGGCAAATCAGAGTACGAGCAGGACGACGGTGACGGTGTCATCACGCGTGCTCAAGTCCGCGACTTTCTGATCAACACGAAGGACTTGCTGCAATCGGACATCGGCACTTGGCCCCGACGCGGTGATCGCATCCTCGAAACCGATGGCGACACGACATTCGTTTACGAACTGATGTCGATCGGGAATGAGCCGCCATGGCGATACAGTGACCCTTTCCGCGTCAAACTCCGCATCCACACCAAACTGGTTGACACGATCACATGACAGCAACGCCTGCCACCGTCATTCAAATTGCCGAAAGCGTCGTCGCGGAAATTAACGCCGGCTCTTTCAGCAAGACCAACCTCTCCGCGCAGCGACTCTACGTCCCCAACTTCGATCTCGAAGACATGAAGGAACTGCGAGTCACCGTAGTGCCTCGCGAAGTTGAGTACCTTCCGCTCGATCGTGCGTCGAACAAGTATCACGCGACAATCGACGTCGCCGTTCAAAAGAAGTTCAGTAAGGGCGATGCCAAAGAGATCGACCCGCTGGTGTTCTTTGTCGAAGAACTGGCCGACTACTTCCGGCTCAAACGACTCAATTCGTTCGTCGCAGCACGCTGTATCAAGGTTGAGAACTCTGTCTTGTACTCCTCCGAGCATTGGACCCAGTTCAACCAATTCACGAGTTTGCTTTCGTTGACGTTTGAGCTGGCGAAATGATGCACATTCGGGCTCGCGTACATTTCACGCCGGGCCAACTGAAAAAGAAGGTCAACCAAGCGACCTTCAAAAGCCTCGGTCATGCAGCCGGCACTGTCCGGACGACCGCCAAACGATCCATCCGCAAACGCAAGAAACCATCCAACCCCGGATCTCCGCCCAGCTCGCCGACCGGAATGCTGCGTCGCGTGCTCCGCTATGAAGTGGACCGCGAACGCGAACAAGCCGTCATCGGTCCGGTCAACGAAATCGCCGGCCGATTGTGGAACCTGCACGAATTCGGTGGCGTTGTTACCAAGCGACGCAAACTGAAGCGACACCGGTTTCGCGTCGGCGAGCACGGGCCGATCCGAGCGAAACAGCCCGGCAAGTTCGCCCGCATCAAGTTGCTGACGGTCGCTCAAGCCAACCGAGCCACACGACTGATCGAAGAAGAGAACGAACGACGCGGTGCAACCAAGCCGCGACGCTATCCCGCTCGCCCGTTCATGAAACCAGCCCTCATCGCCAACCAAGCTCGCCTGCCAAAGTTCTGGCGCGACTCGGTGAAATAGTCTCTCGACCCAGGATGGAATCGAAACATGTCAGCAGAAGTGAAACTCGGTCTCGATGCCGTCCTGACCATCGACGGTGCCGAGATCAAAAACGTCAAGGACTTGACTGTCAATCTCGAAAAGGCGGAAGCCGACGCATCGACTCGTGACAACAACGGCTGGCGAGCCACAGTCGGCACTCTGAAAGATGCCTCAATCGAGTTCACGGTGCTCAATAAGAACGGCGACACCGCGTTCGGGATGTTGCAGGGATTGTGGAGCAGCGGAACGCCGACGGACGTTGGCATTTCGGATGCTGGTGGTTCGCTGACGCTGACATGCGAGGTCATGAATTTCAACGTCAATCAAAACCTCGAAGAAGTGGTGTCTGCTGACGTCACCTTGAAACCAACCCAATCATCGTCCGGCAGCGGAATGAACGTCGGTAGCGGAACTCCCTAAGTAATCCTCGGAACGGAACTCCATGCAGAAATTCATTGATCGTCGCGGTCGCGTCTGGATCGTTGACATCGACAACACCACGCTTCGCCGCGTGAAGGCTCTAACCGACGTGCGATTGCTGGACGCGATCGACGGCGACTTGGTCACTCGGTTGTCGAGCGACCCATTGCTGCTAGGTGATGTGTTGTTCGCGATCTGCAAACCGCAAGCCGATCAGCAAGACGTGGACGACGAGTCGTTCGCCGAGGGATTGGCCGGCGACTCGATCGACGAAGCCTGCAAAGCATTGGTCGATGGGTTGGTCGCGTACTTCCCGGAGTCCCGCCGCCGTCTTCTGCGGAAGGCGGCCGACAAACAAAAGATGATCGAGACGAGGGGCTTGGCGGCGATCGAGAAACGGCTGGACGATCCGAATCTGGTGGACCGGATTGTGGAGGATCTGGAACGCAAACTCGCGGTGCCGACATTGAGCGACTCATCATCCGACTCGCCGGAATCATCGGAGTCGACCCCGGACCACTGACGCTCCGGCAGCTAGTTCAGATGGCCGAAGCGAAACGCCAGCACGATTGGCACATCGCATCGAGCGTGATGGCACTGACCGCCGAAATCAATCGCGATCGAAAGCGTCGCCGGAAACCCTTCAAGCCCGATGACTTCAATCCTTACACGGTCACGCGGTCCGTTCCGGTGAAAGCCACTGTCGAACAAGTCGCCCATCTACTTGGCACACGATTCCAACCCCGTGAGAACGATTCTCCATGTCTCAAGTCCGAGCCGGATCCGCCTACGTCGAACTGCTGACCAAAGATGCAGCGTTCGTGAAGGGTCTGCGGTCGGCTCAGAAACGATTGGAATCGTTCGGTGCGTCGACGCGGTTGCTTGGCACCAAACTGATGGGACTTGGCGCGGCCGCCGCAGCACCACTAGCAGGCAGCGTCGCCATCTTCTCCAACTTCGACGACGCCATGCGGGGCGTCGCTGCGATCACGCAGGCGACGGGCACGCAACTCGAATCGCTTCGCAATACCGCGAAGAAACTGGGAGCAACCACAAGCTACTCTGCCAGCGAAGTCGCGTCTCTGATGACCGAACTCGGTCGCGCGGGTTTCAAACCCGAGCAGATCGAGAAGATGACGGCCGCCGTGATGAACATGGCCCGCGCAACTGGCACCGACGCGACGCAAGCGTCCGGCATCATGGCAGCGACGATTCGCCAGTTCGGTATGGAAGCTGGCGAAGCGACGCGAGTTGCTGATGGACTGACCGCCGCAGCGAACAAATCGTTCAATACGGTGGAATCTCTCGGCGAGGCACTCAGCTACGCCGGCCCCGTCGCTGCTGACGCGAACATGAGTCTCGAAGAGACGCTCGCTATCCTCGGCACGCTCGGCAATATGGGCATTCAAGGCTCTTCTGCCGGTAATGCGATGCGTCGCTTGCTGACGATCAGCGCCGCCGAATCCGAGAAATTCAAAACCGCGTTCGGTGTCACCACCAAAGACGCCAAAGGTAACGCCCGATCGCTCGTCGACATTCTTGGTGAAGTCGCCGCGGCTACCGAAAAGATGGGCACGGCCGACAAGGCCGAGAAGCTGAACGAGGTCTTCGGCCTACTTGGAATCACTGCCGCCAGTTCGATCGGCAAGTCCGTTGCCGACACACGCGACCTCTACAAAGAACTGCAAAAAGCGGGAGGCATCGCTGCGAAGACAGCGGAAGAGATGGAAGGCGGACTCGGTGGTGCGTTCCGAATCCTGAAGTCGTCGATCGAAGGCGTCGCAATCGCTATCGGTGAATCACTCGAAGGCAGCGTCACGACGATGGTGCAAGCCTTCAGTCGCGCGGCATCAGGCGTGATCGAGTGGATCAACAAGAACCAAAAGATCGTCAAGATCGCCGCCGCGAGTGCCATCGCCATCTTCACGATCGGCGCGGCCTTGTTTGCACTTGGATCATTCGCTGCGGTTGCTTCGTTCGCGGTTGGCGGACTCGCGTCGATCTTTTCATTCATCGGTGCGTCGATCGGCGTGATCGTCTCTGCCGTCGGATTGCTCTTCACGCCGCTGGGCCTTGTTGTGGCAGCCGTCGCCGCGCTCGGTGCCTACTTTCTCTACTCGACTGGGATCGCCGGCCAGGCAGTCGAGTATCTCAAAGGTGTTTTCGAGACACTCAAAGCCGACACCCTCGCCGCATTCGGTGCGATCGCCAATGCACTCGCCGCCGGCGATATCACTGCGGCAACCGATGTGCTGTGGACATACCTGAAACTGCAATGGGTCAAAGGCACCACCTATATCAAAGGCCTCTGGACCGACTTCACTCAATATATCTCTGACGTGTGGGCCGATTCCGCCTACGCGATCGGGGATGTTCTCATTGGTGCCTTGTCCGGTCTCGCCGGCGTGTGGAACAGCACGCTCGGTTTCATGGCCGATGGTTGGACAATCCTCACCTCGGCCGTTCAAAAAGGCTGGAACAACACGATCGGGTTCCTCAAGAAGGGATTTCTCAAACTCCACGAACTCGTTGACATCGCTGGCAACGTGTCGGTGCAGATTGGGGGAGTGCTCATCAACGCATTGGCAGGCGTCGAGAACGCGTGGGTCGAAACCGTTGATTACCTTGCTGACACTTGGACCGTGTTCGTCGGCCAAGTGAAGTCGATGTGGAATTCGACAGTCGGATTCCTCAAGAAAGCATGGATCAAACTCAAGGGCCTGTTCGATGACGACATCAATGTCGACGTCGAAATGGCGAAAATCGACGCTGACACTCGAGCGGCCGATGCTGCGGAAGAGCAACAACGTCAGCAAGCGATCATCGAGCGTCAGCGCCGCCGCTCAAAGCGAAAAGAGCAGATCGAAGCCAACCGGGTTGAAATGCAGAAAGGCATCGCCGCTCAACTCGAAGCCCGTCGCGAGGCTCGTGAAGGTCAGAATATCGACGCCGACATGCGAGCGATCGACGAAGAGACCAATGCGAAGAACGCGATTGTTGACCAGTCCAAGGAGCAACAGTTTCGCGAGAACGATACGGCTCAGTCCAATCGCCAACAAATCATCGACGACACAACGGTCGGGGTGCAACGCACGCTCGATCAAATGCGAGCCGAAGCGAAAGCCGCACGTGAAGCAAGTCGGCCCACGGCTGAAGAACGCAGCAAAGAACACGACGATCAAATCGCAACCGCACAGGCCGACTTCGATGCTGCGGTGGAACGAGCGAACAATGCAACGGCCCCGTCGGACGCCGATCCGAAACCAGACGACACTGCTCCCCCAGAACCTCCGGTCGCTCCGCCCAAAATGCCTGAGCTTGGAGCAGTCGAGATTCCCAAGGTCGATTTACCCGGCATCGACGATCCCGAGTTGCAACCCCCCAATGCGAAAGATCTCCGTCTCGATCTGAACCCAGACGCTCAGGCAGCGATGGACCAGTTCGCAAACGGTCCCGAAACCGATCGCACCGAAGTTGCCGGCAATTTTGATGCGAGAGGTCTGGGGCTCGGCAGTGGAGCGTCGACGATTCCGCAACAGGCTCCCGAGCCACTCAAGAAGCTCAATCCCATTGCGGCAGAGCATGATCCCATCGAAGTCATCTTCGCGCCGCAATTGAAATTGCAGCCCGAGCAAGCTAACGAGCCTAAACGGATTGGCGAGCCAGGAAACGACGTCGCTGACACCGTTGTCAATGCACCAAACGCCGAAGTGATCGCGGGGGACGCACCCGTGGTGCCCGCGCCGAATGTCGTCGTGAATGCTGCGAGCGATCCGGCTATCGCTTCGCCTGATGTTCAGACACCCGACGTCAACGTGCCTGCATCGGACACGCCCGACATTATCTCGCCCCAGATCGCCGTGCCGGAGGTCAATGCGCGCTCGGTCGCGATCAGCCAACAACCCAACAAGATCAATCTGCCGGCGCAAACTCCACCGAGTGTGTTGGTGCAAAGCGAATCGCAATTAGTCGAGACGCCAACCGTTCACGAAAGCGATGCCACGGCCGACCTGCAAGAATCAAACCCTCTGCCCGAATCGTTGGACATCAACGCTCAGCCTTACCTAGAAACCTCTCCAACACTCGACATCGCTGCGATTACCGAGGCATTCGCTTCCGTCGGTCGTTCACTCGCGGCGTTTGACTCCGCGATCACCAGCAGCACGTCGCAACTACAACTGCCTGCGATGTCTGGCGGCGAATTCAGTGAGGACATGAAACGGGCAATCATCCAAACCGCTGAGAACACTCGACGCCTTGTTGAACGTTCACAGTCGGGAGGGTTGGTGTTTAGCTGATGTCACTCTCAACCGGCGGATACAACTACGAGGTTGCGGCTCTCTCTGAAAAGGCGTCGCGAGGCAAATCGCACTCCGATTTCACTTCCTATGTGGCGACAAACGGCGGGGCTGTTGATCCGGCCGCCGCTGCGAGTGCCCTGTATCAATATTACAAGGCAAATCACAAGGACCTGATCCCGTATCTGCAAATCGACTCGGAGTTCATCAACCAGAAGCACGCTTTGGTCAGCGTCACAATCAACAAGACCAAACTCGATCCGGTTTCGTTCAGTACGACCGGAGCGACAACCCATCTGAATCAATCGCTGCAAACTCGTGGCATTTACTCCGCGCCGGGGATCGCAGCCCCCGTTTATCACGGTGCGATCGGCGTCAGCGATTCTGGCGTCGCCGGCGTTGACATCACAGTTCCAGCTTTTGAATTCTCCGTTCGCAAGAAGTTTGAGTTCGTTTCGACGGGATATCTACTCGCCATGGTTGCGATGACCGGGCGAGTGAATTCGACGCCGTGGTCGATCTTCTCTCCCGGTGAAGCTCTGTTCCTTGGTGGCGAAGGCGGCGAAGACGAACAGAACTGGGTCGACGTGACCTATCACTTCGCCGCTCGACCGAACGAGTTCGCGATGACGGTTGGCAACATCACCGGCATCACCAAGCAAGGTTGGGACTACTTGTGGGTCAAACACGGCGAGAAAGTGGTCGGCGATCGCGTGCTGCAAGTTCCTGAGGCAGCGTACGTTGAACAGGTCTATCACGGAGGAAACTTCAACGTGTTGGGGATCAACTGATGACCCGACGCGTGAAACCAGGCGATCAGTTCGCGATCACTGCCGCTGAATACAACCGGCTGCTCGTTGCTGCGGAAGCCTCGCATCGCAATCGACTTCCAGGCGGAGGTGGACCTCGCACTCATTTGCGAAACGCCGCAACCGTTCGCGTCCACAACCTGTCGGCAACGACGGTCCCAATTGGCGGAATTGTGGGCTTCGAGTCACCACTGACTGATCCGACTGTCGGGCCGATGGAACTGGCCCGCTTCGTTCGCGACGCAACGATCCAGTGCGTGCGACCGACCGACGACGAACATACAGGTCGCGTTGGGGTCGCCATCGAACCGATCGCGGAAGACAAGGTCGGCCGCGTGGTGTTCGATGGCGTGGTGGCCGCGCGAGTCAACGTCGTCAAAACGTGGCACAAGTTTGCCGACGTTGGCGAATCGGCCGGTGACACACTGCAATCGAAACCGGATGGATCAGCGCAGATTCTGTGGCGACGAGACCTCAACCAACTCGGTGACCAATGGGCAGTCGTTCGGGTCGGACGGCCCGCTGACCCAGTTTACCTCGTTGAGGTTCCAAGCGGTGGCATCGCTGGCCGCCGGGGAATGCGGACGGGCAGCGCGGACTGCGACCTGTATCAACTCGACAAAGCGGGCGAGATCCAAGCGGTCACGGATCCGGATGGCGACACAGTACGAATCACCGCCCGGAATCACTCGGCGCAGCGTATTCGAGGGCCGATCGCCGATTCGCCCAAACAATACTTGGAAGTGCAGTTCGATGGTCAGCGATCTTGGGTGATCGACCCGCCGAAGCAAACGCTTCTATGCAAGCCAACGAAACGTATCAAAGCAAAATCGTGGGGAATGGCTCGCGAACTTCGGTTTGATGGCGGATGGAAACCGATTGGCCCTGCCGTCTCGGTTTACAACGTGTGCGATTACGCGTTGCTGGCCAGCCAACAGATCGTCTGCCATTTCCACGAAGACACGTCGGCGTACTTGACGATCGGTTGCCGTTGCTGCGATGGCAGCAGCAGTTCGAGCAGTTCATCAAGCTCCAGCAGTTCGTCGAGTTCAGGTTCCAGCAGCAGTTCTAGTAGCGATTCATCGTCCAGCAGTTCTTCGTCGTCGCCCTCGTCATCTTCATCCTCGTCATCGGGTAGCCCATCAAGTAGCAGTGGCTCGTCGAGTAGTTCGAGCATGAGCGGTTCAAGCTCATCGAGTATGTCGTCGAGTTCCAGCAGTTCCCCGTCGTCATCCAGCAGCAGTTCCTCTGGTTCTAGTTCGTCGAGTAGCGGATCGTCTTCCTCGTCGTCCGGCAGCCCATCGTCCTCATCAAGCAGTGGTTCGTCATCGAGCAGCAGTTCCGGCAGTTCATCGTCTTCATCAAAGTCATCTTCGAGCAGCGATTCATCCTCAAACTCGTCGTCATCCGACAGTAGCGATTCTTCCCTTAGTTCGTCCGCATCCAGCAGCAGCGATTCAAGCGACAGTTCAACGTCTTCATCAAGCAGCGTCAGCAGTAGTCAATCGAGCGATTCCTCGGACAGCAGCGATTCGAGCACATCGACAAGTTTGCCGAGCGTGAGCAGTTCATCCAGTTCCGACGGTTCCTCGTCTTCATTGAGTGATTCGTCAGACAGCTCGTCAAACTCACAATCGAGTGATTCATCCAACAGCGATTCGAGTGATTCGAGCACATCGATCAGTCTGCCCAGCATCAGCGGATCATCCAGCTCTGATGGGTCGTCGTCCGCATCGAGTGATTCCTCAAACAGTTCGTCCGATTCCAAGTCCAGCGACTCATCGACAAGCGAATCGAGTGATTCCAGCGAGTCGATCAGTCTGCCAAGCGTGTCTGGGTCCAGTTCATCGGCGAGTGATTCGTCCTCGAGCAACTCACAATCAAGCGATTCCGGTTCGTCGAGCGATTCGTCCACCTCGCAATCAAGCGAATCCGCCAGCACGCCATCCGTCAGCAGTTCGCAATCGTCCACATCCGAGAGTGCATCATCAACCAGCGAATCATCGAATTCAGAATCGAGCCAGTCCGAATCGAGCACATCCGAAAGTCAATCACGAAGCGAGTCAGACTCAGAGAGCTTGCCTTCGTACAGTTGGAATTCGTCGACAAGCAGCGATAGCGATTCTGAGTCGAGTGATTCCGAATCGGAATCCCAGTCGCAATCCGATTCAACATCGCAGTCGGTCAGCGATTCAGGTAGCGATTCCCAAAGCGAATCAAGCATCGACCGAAGTTCGGACTCACAAAGCTACTCAGCGAGTGCTTCGGCATCGTACTCGGACAGTGCCTCCGCCAGCGAAAGCCAAAGTGGTTCTGCATCAGGCAGCGGATCTGCTTCAGGCAGTGGTTCACGATCAGGCAGCATAAGTGCTTCCGCATCTGATAGCGGAAGTGGATCGGGTTCCGATTCACGATCAACAAGCACTTCAGATTCTGGCAGCGATTCGCGAAGCGAGGACTCGACAAGTGTGCTAACGTCATCAAGTGGCTCTGGCTCCGATTCGACTTCGCGGTCGACAAGCAACTCGGGTTCAGAAGGCTCCGACAGCGATCGTCCCAGCACTAGTGACGATCCGAGCATCGGCGATTCATCTGGCAGCGACAGCAATCAACCATCCGAAAGCAACGACTCGACATCCGACCCGGATCCACCCAGCGACGGCTCCGACCGACCCAGCGAAAGTGCATCCGATAGCAGCGACGGCTCCGATCGGCCGAGCGAAAGCGATTCAACTGAAGAACCTTCGGAAGACAGCAGCGGATCGAGTGAACCGTGCAACAGCACATGGATTTGGTCGTGTGGGTGGGAATTGGTTGACAGCGATTGTGAAGACCCCGGTGACCCACCCAGTTCGTCCGGTTCATTCGATGGAGCAGTAGCGGGGATGACAGCATGATGCATTGCCCTCATTTAACGCCCGACAACCAATGCGAAGTGGCCTGCCAACTCGCCGGTTGTCGCGTGCAAACCACGCCAGTCGCCTGCAACGCGTGCCAGACCAATGACAACCCATGCGCGATCAACGTTGTCACGATCGGCATGGCATTGGTCAACAAGAAACGCCGCAAACAAGATGTCACCGAGTTGGAAGCACTGCTTCGCAACTACATGCCGGACGACGACCTGATGCCGGCAACGCTGAAGATGAGCAGCTACCGGCCTGGCCCCGGCAACGAACTCAAGAAGATGATCGCCTGGTTTGCCAAGCCCAGCGAAACATGCAACTGCGAAACCCGTGTCGACACGATGAACGACTGGGGTGCCGTAGGTTGCCGCCGAAACATTGACACCATTGTCGATTGGTTACTCGAAGAAGCTCAAGCAAGAGGACTCCCGCATGGAAGGTTTACAGCAACAGTCGCCCGCAGTCTCGTCAAAACTGCCATCCGCAAGTACGAGCGAAAATTCCCCGAAGGGGCACCCGAACCAGACCAAGACGATCCGGAGGACGAATTCGATCGTTGAACGCTGCTTCTTGATGAATCTCGATCGCCGCGACGATCGACTGCAGGATTGGATGCGGCAGCTTCCCGAGCCGTGGCCGTTCCCCGAACCCGAACGGTTCGCCGCGATCGACGGCCGCCGCGTCGCAACGCCCCCGCAGTGGCGAGCAGGCAACGGAGCCTGGGGATGTTACCGATCGCATCTGCTGATTCTCGAAAAGTGCCTGCTCGAACACATCGACTCGTACGTCGTGTTTGAAGACGACGCAGGGTTTGGTGATGACTTCTGCGAAAGACTGCAACAATTCATCGCGGAACTGCCAGCCGACTGGGGCATGGCGTATCTCGGCGGCCAGCATCTTTACGCTGGCAAGAATCCGCCGCACAAGGTCAGCGAACACGTCTATCGCCCCTATAACGTGAATCGAACACACGCGTTCATGGTGCGCGGACGCGAGGCGATGAAGACGCTGTATCGCCATCTCACTTGGAACGACTGGCACACCAAGCATCACATCGACCATCACCTCGGTCGATTGATCCAGCGTCGCTATCAAGCGCTCGTCCAGGGAAAGAACATCCAAAAGGAATCCATCGCGGTCTACACGCCCGATCGCTGGCTCGTTGGACAGTTGCCGACCAAATCGAACATCTGCGGTCGCAAATGGAGTCAAACGCGATTCTTCAATGACGCCAAGAACGCTGACCATTCGGACGCACCGTTCTTTGCCGTGCTTGGTCCGCACCGCGCCGGCACGTCGTGCGTCGCGATGGTCATGCATCATCTGGGCGTTCACATGGGCAACCAACTCGGTGGCTACGAAGCGACTGGAGGCGGCGAGGCAGTCGGTCTGGCACAGCTTTGCGAAAAGGTGATGCGTTTCCCGGCGACCGAACCGAATGTTAGCGACGATCAACTGACTCAGATGCTTAAGTCGTGGATCGTCAGTCGCAAATCTGAAGCCAATCGCGACAAGACGGTCGCTGGAGCGAAGTATCCGCACCTGTGCCACTTCGTGAATCACCTTCACGCCGGACTGGGGGATTCACTGCGAATCATCTCCGTCGAACGAGACATCGAAGCGTCGATTCGCTCACTTCAGAACCGTAGCGAAAAGCATCGTGGCCAATGGTTCGCGGCAAACGACGAGGAGTGCGAAGTTCTGCAGCGAAGTCTTCGCGATCACCGAGACAACTTCATCGCCGAGCATCCCGACGTGCCAGTGTTCCGGATCGAGTTCGCCGAGTTGGTGACGTATCCCGAGGAAGTGATCGGCAATCTTGTCGAGTTTCTCGGCATCACGCCGACGCAGGATGAAATCCAGTCGGCGATCGAGCACGTCAATCCTGATCTCCGGAAGTTTGGGTGAGCAAAATGACGAAACAGATTTCAACCGCAGACATCACGTTCTGCATCAAGACGATTCACCGTCCGTGCTCCTGCCATCGTCTTGTCGAATCGCTGCGTGAGCACATTGCTAACCCAACGATCGTCGTCGTCGATGACGGGCGACCTGAACTACGTTTTAGCGAGAAGTATCCAGAAACCGCCAAGCATTGCACGATCATCAATCTGGATCGGCACGATGTGGGCGTTGGAGTCGGACGTAACGCAGCGATCGACGCATCGCACACGGAGTACATCTTTCTGCTCGACGACGATCACGTTGTCACGGCGGACTTTCACATCGACCGCGTTTGCGAGTACTTCGCCACGCATGAACTCGACATCCTCGCCGTCCGCCAAGGTGGAGGTGGTCGCCCCACGATGCTTTCGCCACTGATGAACGGAAAACGCATCTGGATGCACCGCGGTGAGAAGAAACGCATCGGCACCGTCGCGTGGTGCGACATGGTCAGCAACGCGTTTCTGGCTCGTAAGGAAACGATCGCGACGCTGCGTTGGGACGAAGCCCTTAAAACTTACGAGCATTGGGAGTTCTTCTATCGAGCGAGTCATCTCTCGAAGCTGCAGATCGCGGTCGCGACCGATTGTTCCGTCGTCCATGCCCACGTTGCCGGCACTGGCTACCGCGACCTGCGTGGCAGATCCAAGTTCCGAGCGATGGGGCTTCGTAAACACGGTTTCCATTCTTTGCGTTATCCAGGAGGTCAAATCGTCCGTGCGTAATCAAGCCACTTTCTGCATCAAGACGATTCATCGTCCGCATTGCTGTGCCGCACTCGTTCGCAGCATTCACGATCACTATGGCGAAAACCGTCCGCTGATCCACGTCCTCGATGATGGACAACCAGAACTGCGATTCTCGGCTGTGTGCCCCGACGAAGCCGCAATGGTCGACCGACTGATTGAGACCGAGTACGACATCGGTCTCTCCGCGGGTCGCAATCGGTTGCTCGATGCTGGCGACACACCGATCGTCATCTTCGCCGATGACGATCATCTCGTCACCAATCAAACGCGATTGCCTGATTTGATCGCGACGCTCAACAAACATCACGATCTTGATCTACTGGCGGCGCTCAGTAACAACGAGGAGCGTCCTCGAATGCTACGAGTCGACGGGAGAACTCTGCGGATCGCATTCGGCAGTTACAGGCAGCGGCGCTCGATTCGCTGGTGTCACTACGTCGGCAACTGCTTTGTTGCCTATCGCGACATCCTGCAGGCGATCCGCTGGGACGAATCGCTCAAGGTCGAAGAACACTGGGATTTCTTCTGGCGAGCGAAGATCGCCGGCATGAACGTCGCCGTTGATTTGAATCACTCATTCAGACATGAGCACGTCGACCCGCCAGGCTACGTTCGTCGTCGACCCGAGTATCTGGAAGCTGGACTTCGCAAACACGGATTGGAGAAGGTTGTATGGAAATGA